TTGATGATCTCAAGGTCTTGGGGCCTCAGCGTGGTGGTGCCAGTGAGTGCTGCGAACAGCTGTGCTGTCTCACACACCGGGTATACCTTGGCCACGCCATACACGTCCTTGATTCGGACGGTGATTGTTTTGTCTGTCATGTCGGTTCCTTCTTGGCCTCGGCCACTGCGTCATGCCATAGGATATGGTCGGCTTCAGTTCTGTCTGGGTACTTCTTGACGAGGTACGAGCAGCTCTCCATGAACTCGGGTGTGTATGTACGTGCATTGTGCATGGCGCACAGCTTGCGCATAAGCGCTATGTCTTCAGGTGACATGATGTTCTCCTTGGTGTGTATGTGTATGTTATCTGCTGAACCGCTCAGCAAGATACTCATGATAGGCCACCTCTGGGTCGTCCGACTCGAACGGGTTGAGGTGTGTATGTGTATACGTGTCCACCACGACGGGGTCATCGTCCATGCCTCCATCAGGTGTGTATGTGTATACGAAGTGTTGGTGTGTATGTGCCATGAATTGCTTTCGTTGGTGTGTATGTGTATGTTCTTTGAGGGAACGGCCACGTGTGTATGCTTGCTGAAATCCAAAATTGTCGGGCTAAAAGACAAAATGGCGGGGGCTTGGATAGTAGGGTCCAAGGTGTGTATGCTCTGAAACCCGCATGGATAGGGGCTTGCAGAGGTGTATTAGGGTTTACCCTATGCGAATAATCCAATAATCCAAAATTTCTGGAGGGTCAGAGGGATTTTTAGGGTCTAGTTTTTTGCGGTGTTTTGGTCGCGCCGCAGGCCCTCACGTCCATGACAACATTTCTATAGTAGAAATTCTCTTAAAAACTTGGATTATTGGATTATTGGATTATTCGACTACCTAACCTATTGATTTAAAAGGAAAAGTAGAAATCCAAGTCTACTATCCAAGCCAAAAAGCTTGGATTATTTGAACGTGTGTATGTTCATGGCCGAAAAGGCATGTTACGAAACATGGAAGCCTAGTGTGTATACACACCTTAGCGTGGCTTGGAGTTGCGCTCATGCCAAAAGCCCGTGCCCGATTCACTCGGGGAAAGCTTGGGGTATCTGAAACCCGTGGATTTTGCGGCCTCGTAAACAAAGGCTTGGCCGCCAGTGGACTTGGCCTGACGGCTCGCATACCCGACACGTGTTGGTGTGTATAGGGGCACGGGCTTGGCTGGTGTTGGGCTGGTGTGGTGTTTGGCCATGGCCCCAGCGTGGACTAGATGAACTCGCATACTGACTCCTTTCAAGTAACACTCCAAAGCCCACGTTATGGGCTTCAGGCTGACACCTTAAGACAGCGACACTCGGGCGTTCATAGCCTTGGCACTGTGAAAATCTGCGCTGGCTTGCAAGAGCATGTCCATAAGCTCACGGTTACGAACTTGCACTTCGCCATCTTTGGCCATTGTCTCGACCCGTTTCATGAACTTGTCGAAGGCTTCGCTGACGTCAAACACGCTGACAACCTTTTCCTCGGGCTTAGCCTCCTCCCAAGCAATGGCCATGAGGGTTTCTTCAAGTTCTTTGGCATCAATGCCACGCAAGGTTTTTGCCCGGTCAGCATCGAAGCTAAACTTGTCCTTGCCCTTGGCAATGAACATGCAGGTGTTGGTCTCGAACCATGCACGCAGTGATGCTTTGCGCATACCCTTACCCAAGGCGTCTACGAGTTGATCCGCAAGAGTCACGTCTCCATGCTTGACAGCGTGGAGAGCGCAACCAACTGCGGTTGCTTGAATGTCGGCGGTTAACTTCTTGGCTGTTTTGCCAATTTGACCGATATTCTTGAGGATTTGTGCTTTTTCCATGATTTACTTTCGTTGGGTTGATTGAGCTTTGATGTAAACCCTAGTATTAAGATTTACACTCAAGCCCCTTGAGAGGGCTTCCGGGAATTAGCGCCCCCGGCTGTTGGCGCTCGGTTAGTTGCTTGGTGGGTCAACCTCAAAAAGACCCCGATATAAATTTATAGCCCCTACGCACATTGAGTCATCTTGCATACTCGCAATGATCGGCAACTACTTGGATTCTCAGGACACGTCCACTTTCGGCGACGCGATGAGTCCAATCCTGCTAGGCAGGTTGCGGCATGACACCCGGCCCGGCTTAACCCGTTGGCGTGTGACTATCCACGTATCCTCGGCTTCGCACTTCTACCCGCATTGGGCTTGGTGTGTCACCTACTCGACACCTCAGCTATTCGCCCCACCTGCCGCTGGACGCTGAGTCTCTCCACTGTAGGCAACCTTGATAACCAAGACCGTCTACAACCTAGGCATCCTTGATAGCCGACCACCCCCCACAGGCCCCCCACACCCCCACCCCGCCCGCCCCACGCCTACGACTGCCAGACTCAGCGTGACCAAAATTAACGACATACACACGTTATTTCGTACCCAAAAGTATTAAAATTACCCCCACTACCCCATAAAATCGCCCCAAAAAATGAAAAAAACCCCTAAAATGTGTGTATACACACCAAAAAAGGACCAAAAATGAAGCGATGGAACCTGTTTTTAGACGACGAACTGCTGGAAAAAACCAAGAAATTGGCCGCAAAAAAGCGCGTTCCAGCTGCTGACGTGGTCAGAATTGCCTTGGAAAAGTACCTGCAAGCAGTGGAAGCACACGAAAAACGCTTGGCGGAGGCCGCAAATGTCGCTTGATGACTACTCCTTGGACGACGTACCGTTGGACTACAAGCCCTCGACCGTCTCGTTTCCGCAGATCAGTGATGAGATGGTGTCTTCTATTGCACTTGGCATGGAGGATGAGCTTGTCGTGGCTGCACGTCATGGCCTGAGCGTCGAGAAATTCCGGGAACTGGAGGCCCAGCCTTGGTTCCAGCTGCAGGTTCAGGTCAAGCGGTCCGAGTACGAGAAAAACGGCATCACGTTCAAAGCCAAAGCGGCATGGATGGCCGGTGAGTTGCTCGATCAGGTGTACGTACAAGCGTCAGGGTCAGATGCCAGCCTGAATCAGAAGCACGATGTGCTGAAGACACTGATCAAAGCTGCGGGGCTTGAGCCGAAAGAAGAACGAACCAAGGATGTCGGGCCGGGGTTCACGATCAGCATCGACTTGGGCGGTGGGCACAGCGTCAGCTTGAGCAACCAGCAGGGACTTACACCCGTTACACTGGATGCAGAGGTCAAGGAGATCAAGTGATAGGCTCTTACGAACGCACCGCGAACCGACTATTGCGCGGCCAGCCAAAACCTAAGCGGTTTGGTATGCTGGTTGGTCACCACTTTTGGACCGGCTACAAGAGTCTTCACAAAACCAACCAGAGCCGTAGATGGCGGTTGTTCTGGCGTCTGAAAGCGAAGCGAGCATGAGCACATACAAACCCACCGAGACCCAGCGGAATTTCATGCTGGACGAATCCTACGTACGCGTGTTGGCAGGGCCGGTCGGTGGCGGTAAGTCCGTGACGTGTGTACATGAGCTGGTGCGGCTGGCCTGTGGCCAGAAACCGAACGCCAAGGGTATCCGCAAGACTCGGGCGATCATTGTGCGTAACACGGCGGACCAGCTGGCTCTGACTACAAGGAAGACGGTGTTCGACTGGCTGCCTCCGGGAGAGGCGGGTATCTGGAAGGCCGTGGAGAAGACGTTCATACTCATGGCCAAACTGCCAGATGGCACACAGGTAGAGTCGGAGTGGATTTTCATCCCCTTGGATACACCAGATGACGTGCGTAAAGCGCTGTCGCTGGAGACTACGTTCTTGTGGGGCAACGAGAGCCGAGAGCTCAACAGCGAAGTTGTGGATGGCCTGCTGTCACGTCTGAACCGATACCCGTCTGCTAAAGATGGTGGGCCTACGCGCTCATGTGCGCTGTTTGATACCAACATGCCAGACGAGGACACATGGTGGCACGACAAGATGGAGAATCCGCCATCGAACTGGGCGATCTACAAGCAGCCAGCGGCGATCATCAAGCCTGAGGTGTACCTTGAACGGTTTGGCGAAGAGCCCGAAGAAATCCTGCTGGACAAGGACGACAACGAGTGGGCTGTGAACCCGGAGTGCGACAACTACAACCACCTGCCCAAGCAGTACTACCCGAACATCATCCCCGGCAAGACGGAAGACTGGCTGCGTGTGTACCTGCGGTCTGAGTATGGCCGCAGTCTGTCGGGCACCCCGGTGTACGAGAAGACATACACACACGATTTCCACGTGTCCAAGGAGCCGCTCAAAGCGATCAAGAGCCAAGACTACCCAGTGATCATCGGGCTGGACTTTGGTCGTACGCCTGCAGCGGTGTTCAAACAGCGTGATCCACGCGGGCGTGTAGTGACTCTAGGTGAGCTGACGTCAGAGAACATGGGCATAGAGACATTCTTGCGGACTAAACTGAACCCGTACGTGGCCAATAACCTGCAGGGCTGTACGTTCCTCGTAGCTCCGGACCCAGCCGGGTATGCCAAGCAGCAGCAAGGTGAGATGTCGCTGGTGGACATCGTCAAGCAGGCCGGGTTCAAGTGCGTCAAGCCGCCGTCAAACGACCCGGAGAAACGCATACAGGCTGTCGAGCGCTTGCTTGTACAGCAGTTGGAGGGTAAGGCGATGTACCTGATCGACCCGCGATGCACCCAGCTGGTTAAAGGGTTCCGGTACGGGTATCGGTACAAAATCAAGAAAAGCGGTGAGATGGAAGACAAGCCAGACAAGAACCAGTTCTCTCACGTCCACGACGCCAACCAGTACGCCGACTCAGTGATCGACATGAACGTCCGGGGGGCTGGACTGCAGACAGGTAAGCGTGAAGTAAGGAAGGTGAAGTACGCCTACACTTGACCGCTCAGGGCTGGGGGGTACAATCTGGCAACTCCGTTAAGGGACGTCATGTCTACTTTTTACCCCTCGATCAGCGCTGAACGCCGCGTCGAAGACTTCGATCTTCAGGTTGCGCGTGGCCAAGTGGCTGGGCACAGCACACTTAATATCTATGGGTATCAGCCATCAGTGGCTACCTCGTTCATACCTGTGTGGGAGAACGCTGGGCTGTATACATATCCAGTTAGTGCGCAGCAGATGAACTTGTCGAGCAGCAACGGTGACACAGCTACCATCACGATCAACGGGCTAGATGCCACGTACAACATGATTTCTGAGAGTGTGGTGCTCACCGGCACCACACCAGTCACTACGGCCAACTCATACTTGCGGATTAACGGTATGTTTGTGTCCGTTGGCAGTGCGACCAACCCCAGCGGGGTTGTAACCCTGAAGAACATCGCTGGTACAGTGACCTACGCACAGATTAACGCCGGAGTTGGGCGCACGCAAGCTGCGATCTACACTGTCCCTGCAGGCCACACGTTCTTCCTCAGCCGCATCGACATCCACACCTCACTCAACGGCAACGACTTCTGCACATACCAGAACCGTACGGCCAGTTCTTCTGGTGTTGTACAACTCACACAGCAGGCACCATTTGCGATCAACTACCATACGCAGCGCGTGATGCCTCGTCCGTTTCTTGAGAAGACGGACATCCAGCTCATGGCCAAGGTCCAGTCTGGGACTGGCTCGGTAAGCATCTCGCAAGAAGGTTACTTGATTAAAGGTCCAGCGGCGTCCGCGCCCGGAACACCTTGGAATTAAAAGGCACACACATGGCTACAGGCATCGCACTCATTCCCGTCGCAAGCTCAGCAGACCTTGAAGCGCAGTCAAAACGTCGCAGCGACGAAATGCAGAATCAGCCCGTCATTCAGGGGTTGGCCTCGCACGTCAGAAGTCGCTGGGACAGCGCCCGCATTGCTAAGCGCAACCTTGAAGAGCGCATGCTGAAGTGCCTGCGTCAGCGCAACGGTGAGTATGACCCGGACAAGCTGGCAGAGATTACAGAGCAAGGCGGCTCTCAGATTTTCGTGAACCTGACGTCCGTGAAATGCCGGGCTGCTACTAGCTGGCTGCGCGACACCCTGCTGGGCTCCGGTGCTGATAAGCCTTGGAGTATTGACGGTACGCCTAACCCTGAGATGCCACCAGAGATTGTGCAAGGCCTGCGGGCTGATTTGGCTCAGCAGTTGATGGCGCACCTAGAGCAGGGCGGTATTCAGCCTAGCCCAGAAGAGTTGCGTGTCATCGCAACCCAGATGAAAGACGAAGCGGCTCGCATGCTCAAGGAGGAATCCCAAGAGCGTGTTGACCGTATGGAGCGCAAGATGGAAGACCAGCTTGCAGAGGGCGGCTGGCACAAAGCGTTCAACGAGTTTCTAGATGACATCGTTACGTTTCCATATGCGGTAATCAAAGGCCCCATTAAACGCAAACGAAAGTCCCTACAGTGGCAGAACGGCCAGCTGGTTCCTGTAGAAAGTATTCGTAACGAGTGGGAGCGAGTTGATCCGTTCATGCTGTACTGGGCTCCGTGGGCTTGGGAGCTTGACGACGGCTTTGTGATTGAGCGCCACCGCCTGACAGCAGAGGAGTTGCAGGTGATGATCGGCGTTCCGGGTTACAACGATGATGCCATCCGTACAGTGCTCAATGACTTTGAAGGCATGGGCATGAAGCAGTGGCTGTGGACCGACGCGTCTAAAGCTCAGGCCGAAGGTAAGTACGTCACTGAGGCCATCATATCCGGCGATCTGATTGACGCGCTGCAGCTGTGGGACTCGGTCAAAGGAAGTCTGCTCATCGAGTGGGGCCTGACTAAGAAAGAGATTCCTGACCCAGACCTGACGTACCCCTGCGAGGTGTGGCTTATTGGGAACATCGTTATCCGCGCTGTGCTGAACTATGACCCGCTAGGTCGAAAGCCGTACTACCTGACTAGCTACGAGAACCTGCCCGGCTCCGTTGATGGCAAGGGCGTGACTGACCTGTGCCGCGATGCTCAGACCATGGTCAACGCATCTGCTCGGTCTCTGGCCAACAACATGGGTATCAGCTCCGGACCTCAAGTTGGTGTGAACGTCAGTCGGTTGCCGCAAGGTGAAGACATCACTGATATGCACCCTTGGAAAATCTGGCAGTTCACGGCTTCAGACGTAGGCGACAACAGCGCTCCGATCACATTCTTCCAGCCGCAGAGCAACGCCAACGAGCTCATGGCCGTGTTTGAGAAGTTCAGTGCTCGCGCTGACGAAGACACCATGATCCCACGCTACATGACCGGTGAGAACACTCCGGGCGCTGGCCGTACGTCGTCTGGCCTGTCTATGCTCATCAGCAACGCAGGTAAGGGCATCAAGCAAGTGATCAGCAACATCGACTACAACGTCATCACCCCAGCCATCGAGCGCTTGTATCAGGACAACCTGCGCTACAGCGACGACCCGGACTTGATCGGTGATGTGAGCATTGTGGCCAAAGGCGCAAACTCACTGGTGGTTAAAGAAGCCGAAGCTGTGCGTCGTAACGAGTTCTTGCAAGTCGTGCTCAATAGTCCCGTGGCTCAGCAGATTGTCGGTATGGATGGTGCGGCAGAGTTGCTGCGCGGCCAAGCCAAGCACCTGAGCGGTAATGTGGACCGAATCGTCCCTGACCGTAAGCAAATGGGCGTTATCCAGCAGCAGCAGCAACTTATTGCCCAGCTCCAAGAGCAGATTGCCATGATCACGGGCGTAGGCCCTGACGGCAAACCGATCCAGCAAGCACCCGGCATGACGCAGGGTCCAGCGCCTAAGAATATGTTGCCTGATGGATCGCAAGTCGGCGGTCGTGAGGGGAACGTGATGTCACCAAGACCGAACGGAGTTTGATATGAAGGGTATTTCAGCCACCCCAACAGTTGCTGCATTGATCATGCAGCTCTTTCATGCTCGCACTAACGCTCACGTTCAGCACCTGCGCACCCGCAGTTACGCCGCGCATGTGGCTCTCAACGAGTTCTACGACAACATCCTAGGCCTGACTGACTCGTTGGCTGAAGCAACACAGGGTCGCTACGGCATTCTGGACTACCCTGAGCTGCCGTACAAAATTGAATCAGACCCTGTCCAAATGATTCGGGGGCTGCGCCGTTACGTCGATGAAAACCGTGAAGGAATGTGTGATCACAGCGAGTTGCAGAACCTGATTGACGAGATTGTGGCCCAAATGGACTCAACTCTGTACAAATTAGAAAACTTGTCTTGACACACACCCGGCAGTTAGGTATAGAATTCGCATATGAAGATTTTTGTAGGCCAAAAGCCTGACCGGAAGCACATACAAGCGTTGTATCGCTGTAAGCATCCTGAAAACGAGGCGCTGTTGGACTTGTTCCGCACTAAGCTGGATGAAGTGAAAACTTCCCTGATGGTCGCAGAGGACATGACCCGCATACACCGCCTTCAAGGTCGGGCTGAGGCCTTAACAGATTTTCTCGAAGCGGTTGAAAAATCGCCCGAGATTCTCGCCCGGTTAGGGAACTAACCGGTTTATCCGTAGCAAACCATTATGTGTAGGGCAGACCGCAGTAGGAGCCTGAAGCAGAGTTGGAGCTTTTAAGGAAACCAAAATGGCATTGCCAAAACAAGTTCAAGAACAGTTAGACGCGTTGGAAGTGTTAGAGAAGCAGCTAGCAGAAGGTAAAAATCCTGCCCCCGCAGACCCTCAGCCAGCAGAGCCCGCCCCAGTTACAGCGTTAGAGCCAGCTGAACCAAAACCTGTTGAGTCGAAGCCAGAACCGACAGAACCTGTCGTAGCAGAAGAGACATGGCAGCAGAAGTACCGAACCCTCAAAGGTATGTACGACGCTGAAGTGCCTCGCTTGCACTCCGATATTCGTGAGCTCAAGAGCCAGATGGAGTCCCTCCGTCGCGCAGCAGAAGCTCCGAAACCAGAAGTCAAGCCTGCCAAAACAGAGAAGTTGGTCACGGATGCAGACGTTGAAGCGTTCGGTTCCGACCTCATTGAGGTCCAACGCAAAGTTGCCCGCGAAGTGGCAGCAGAGTTTCGTGGTGAGTTGGATGCCATGAAAGCCGAGAACGAAAAACTGCGCGAGCAGTTGACTGCCACCGGCTCTCAAGTGTCTGAAGCCTCATTCGAGCAGCGGTTGCACCGTATGGTGCCCGACTTCCAGCAAGTCAACGCTGATCCCAAGTGGATCGCTTGGCTGAATGAAGTTGACCCGTTGTTGCGCGGCCCACGACTGTCTGTTGCCCAAGAAGCGTTCAACCGGGGCGATGTTGAAGGTATTGCACACTACGTCGGAATGTTCAAAAAGAGCATTGCCCCCGTGGAGCAGGTATCAAGCAAGGCCGAAGAGATTGCACGTCAAGTCCAGCCAAATCGAAGCGCCAGTAGCGCTCCAGTAGCCTCTCCAAAAGGCAAAATCTACACCGACCGTGACATTCAAAACATGTTCAAACGCGCTGTAGAGCTGGGGTCAAGAGGGCAGCCAGATGAGGCACGTAAACTTGAAGCTGAAATTGACTCGGCGTACAGAGACGGACGCGTAACCGCGTAAGAATCTGGAGTCAGGTCACAACCCAACCTGTTTTTAGGAGGCCATCATGGCTGCTGTTTATCCTGTTACCGGCTCTGGTGCATTTGACACCAACCCATCGTACTCCGGCGCTTTCATCCCCACCCTGTGGTCGGGCAAGTTGCTGGCCAAGTTCTACCAGAACACCATGCTGTCGGAAGTGACCAACACCGACTATGAAGGCGAGTTGAAGAACCAAGGCGACACCGTTCGCATCCGCTTGGCCCCTTCGATCAGCATCTCTGACTACACCGTTGGTCAGAACTTGTCCTATGAAGTCCCCACTCCTATCTTCCAAGATATGCAAGTGAACAAGGGCAAGTACTTCGGCGTGCAAGTCAACGACGTGTTGGCCTATCAGTCCGACATCGCTTTGATGAACATGTTCACCGAAGACGCTGCCAAGCAGCTGAAGATCGCCATCGAAAACGAAGTGTTCTTCAACAGCTTCGTGACTGAAGGCCCTGCCGCTGCCAACGAAGGCGCTACTGCTGGCAAGATTTCTGCCGCGTACAACCTCGGCACCGACACTACCCCCATCGACCAAGCCACGCCTGAAAACGTGTTGAAGGCGATCCTGCGTATGTCTACCGTGTTGGACGAGCAGAACGTGCCTGAAGATGGTCGCTTCTTGGTCATCAGCCCCTTTGACCGCCAGTTGTTGATGCAATCGAGCATTGCCCAAGCGTACTTCACTGGTGACCAATCCAGTGTGATCCGTACCGGCAAGATCGGTATGCTGGACCGCTTCAGCGTGTACGTCAGCAACTTGCTGCCACGCGGCGAGGCTGGTAAAGCTCTGGTGCCCGCATTGTCGGCTACCTCCACTGGCGGCGCTGTGACCAACGCCAAAGCTCGTCGCATCATGGTTGCTGGTACAAAGGCTGCTACGTCTTTCGCCATGACCATCAACAAGACTGAGCCTCTGCGTAACCAGACTGACTTCGGCGACATCGTCCGTGGTCTGGCTGTGTATGGCCGTAAGGTTGTGAAACCTGAAGCCTTGGTCACCACCATCGTTGGCTCTGCCACCTGATCGGTGATACAGTAAGAAGGCCCTTCGGGGCCTTTTTTTAATTCTGGAGAACACAAATGAACGCAATTGACCTAATGGCCCGCCTTGGCGGCGAAGTCCTCAACAACAAAGTTCGCGCCATTATCAACGGCGAGATTGTCATCATTGCTCGCCTGAACGGCCATACATGGGAATACACAGATCGCGGTCAGTTGCTGGCTAACGAGCATTCCAACCTTGCTGCAGCCGAAGCCGCTACCCCTAAAGCTCGCAAAAAGACTACACCTACTGTAGAATCTGCCGTAACACCTACAGCCAACACTGTAGAAGAGCAAGCCCCTGTCGCTGCTGAATAAGGTAGCCCACTATGAAACCTCTGAGCGCTTTTTACCCGAGAATACTGCCGTACCTTCCCGGCTGCTCAGAGCCCATGGTGGATCAGGTTCTGGTCAACGCTGCGATTGAGTTTGCTGAAAATTCAATGACGTTGCGCCAAAACTTGGACCCGTTCCCTACCATCGCAGGGCGGGTTCAGTACGATCTCTACCCACCGACAAGTCACCACGACATCAACCGAGTGATGGGCGTAACGCTGGACGGTATTGAGCTGCAACCGGGTATGTTTGAGGCAATCCGTAACGATATGCCTACCGCAGGAGCTAAGCCTCGCGGGTTCTACACTGATCGCACAGACAACACATTCACGTTGATGCTGTCGCCTCCACCGGACGACCGGTACAGTGTTGTGGTAGCTGCTACGCTGCGCCCGACACGCGGCGCTACTCAGCTCGATGATGACCTGTACAACATCTGGATTGATCCCATTGTGTCGGGCGCAATTGCTCGCGCCATGCAGGTTCCAGATCAACCATTCACAAACTTCGCACAGGCGCAGTACCTACTGGACTCGGCAGCGAAACAAACTATCAGCTCACGCATTGAGGGAAACTACGGGTTGATCCGAGGCTCTATGCGCGTTCGCGCTCGCCCTTTTGCTTGAGGTAAATCATGACTATTGCTGCTCAATCCATCATCCGCCGAGTTGTCGACACGATGCAGGACAATACGTCCATCCGCTGGCCTGTGGCCGAGCTGGTGCGTTATCTCAACGACGGTCAGCGCGAAGTGGTTCTGTACCGCCCCGACGCTATGGTGACAAATGCGTCGGTGACGCTGGTAGCGGGTGCCAAGCAGTCTCTGCCGACCAACGGTGCAAAACTGATCGACGTGATTCGCAACACAAGTAACAGCAAGCGTTCGGTTCGCATAACCAGCCGTTCGATTCTGGATACTCAGAGCCCTAACTGGTACAACCTCACAGGTGCGACGGAGATGCTGCACTACATGTATGACCCCCGCGACCCTCGCGTGTTTTACGTGTACCCACCAGCAGCCGCCTCTGGCGCGTCAGTTGAGGTCGTGTATGCGGCGTATCCTACGGACATTGCTGAGCCTGCTGACGGCGCGTTGTACTCTGCTGTGACTGGCAATATCAGCCTGCCTGACATTTACGGCAACGTGCTTGGCGACTACATTTTGTATCGCGCCTATACCAAGGACAGCGAGTACGCCGGTAATGCTCAGCGTGCGCAGGCACACTACGCCGCGTTCCAAGCCGCGTTGACCTCTGAGATGGCCGGTACTGTAGGCGTTGCGCCCAAAGTGTAAGCTGTGTCCCGCAGACACAAAAATTTGATTTGGAGTAAGTATGTCCCTTCCAACACAGCCAGTCTCGTGCGCGTTCTTTGACCAAAACGGCAATACGGTTGCCGGTGCCCGAGTGCAGTTCAAACTGACGGCCCGTGAGATTTACAACGGCGTTGTTGCTCCCGAGCTCATCGAGGCTGTGGCTGACAGCGCTGGTGTGGTGGTCGTAAACCTATTCCCCAATGCGCTGGGTGTGGCTGGCTCTCAGTACATTGTTCGTGCTTGGAATCCAGACAACGGCAACAAGTTCATGGACACTGTCTGCACAGTGCCTAACAGCCCCTGCAACCTGCACCAGATTTTGAACGAGGCCCCATACCCTACGGTTGACGCTTCGTTGCAGGCACTGAACGCTGCTCAAGCTGCTCTGGCCCCTGTGACTGCTCAGGCTGCCGCTGCTGCTGCATCTGCCACCAACGCTGCGTCTTCTGCTACGGCTGCGGCCACCTCGGCCACTGCTGCTGCAGGTTCTGCCAGCACTGCAACTGCCCAAGCAGGTATTGCCACGACTCAAGCAGGCACGGCCACAACGCAAGCCGGTATTGCCACTACCCAAGCAGGTACTGCGACAACTCAGGCAACCAACGCAACGACTCAAGCAGGCGTTGCAACAACTCAGGCAGGTATTGCTACCACCAAGGCATCCGAGGCTGCTGCATCAGCGTCTACAGCGGCAACTAGCGCAGGTACGGCCACGACTCAAGCAGGTATTGCTACCACCAAGGCATCTGAGGCTGCTGCCTCCGCCGCCAACGCGAACAACTCAGCTTTTGCCGCCGGGTTGAGTTCTGACGCCGCAACTACTGCCAAAAACCAAGCCGTGTCGTCTGCCAGTGCAGCAGCGAGTTCCGCTACTGCGGCGGCTGGTTCTGCTACCGCAGCGGCTACAAGTGCAAGCAGCGCTTCGTCTTCAGCCTCGACAGCCACAACACAGGCAGGCACTGCAACAACTCAAGCAGGTCTGGCCACAACCGCTGCCAGCACGGCAACAACCAAGGCCAGTGAAGCCTCTACATTCGCAAGCAACGCATCCGCATCCGCAGCTACAGCTACAACGCAGGCCGGAGTTGCTACGACTCAAGCGGGTATTGCCACCACCCAAGCCGGAGTTGCTACGACTCAGGCAGGTATCGCTATTACCAACGCCAACGCCGCATTGTCAGTGTACGGCTCAGTTACGGCTCAACAAGCCTCGGTTACTGCTGCTCAGAACGCCGCAACATCCGCAACAGCTTCTGCTGCCGCCGCTAATACCAGCGCAGGCAATGCCAGTGGTTCAGCTGCTAATGCATTAGCGATTTACGGCAGTGCAGCCGCTCAACAAACCGCTTTAGCTAACGCACAAGCCGCCGCTTCAGTGGCCCAAGGCTTTGCCGCCAGTGCTGCTTCAGTGGTCCAGCAAGATTTATCAGGCGTTAACGCCGTTGCACTGCACCGTAGCCCCAACGCTGTGACTGCAATGTTCCTGTACGACACCAGCAAAGATTCTGACGGTGGTGCATGGACTGAGAAGTGCCAGCACACTAGTTGGTACAACGAAGCTGTGACGGGTAAGTGGTTGGGTGCTCAACCCAGTGAGGTCTTGGCACGAACCGTGGGTGGCACGTTGGGTGTTGATTTGACCAATAACGGTTCATTTTCAAACGGAACAACAGGATGGACGACAACGTATGCTGGAACTTTTTCAGTAGACGCTGGCATCGGGACGTTTAATGGAAACCTTAGCAGCTATCCGTCACTGGCAAGCGCTGGAATTCCAACAGTAATTGGAAAACAGTATCTTGTTGCAGTTAGGGCAAGAAAAATAAGCGGTAATGAGCTGATTGTTGCAAGTGGTACAGGTGCCAACTTTGCAGCTAACTCAACGGCGGGCCAGAGTATACCTGTTAACACTAATTTTGAAGTTTACTTTCATACCTTTACCGCAACCGCTACAACTATGTATGCAGGTTTGTTTTGTGGTAGCAATCCAGCTTCTGCCATTGCGCAGGTTGACAGCATCTCTGTTCAAGAAGTCACTGCCTTTGCGAACAGCAACGACTACTTCCAACTGACCACAGATGGTAAGTTCTATCGGTTGTGGAAGAACCTGTTAAAGCAAACAAATACCTTTTCTGATGCACTCTGGCAAAAAGCAGGGGTTACTCTTGCAGATGCTTCTGCGCCTGATGGTTCAAACACCGCTGTAAAACTTATCCCAACAGCAGTCTCAGGTCAGCACTATGTTTCGCAAACAATTGCTACAGCAGGTACTTCAGTTCATTCTATATACGCAAAAGCGGGAGAGTATCAAGGTCTTATCTATCAAAACAATGCTGGTGTTGGCGTAGGCTTTAGCTTAGTGACTGGACAAAGAACTGGTGGTGACAACGTAACTTGGAGTAGCGAAAGCCTAGGTAACGGCTGGTGGAGAATTCAAATTCTAATGCCAGTTCCGTATACAGGAAGCCCTGTTATCCACGCATCAAATTCCGCAACTCCGGGTTACCCTGCAAGTTTTACTGGTGACGGTACTTCTGGCATTTTTATTTGGCATCCGCAAGTTGAGTACGGCACAACAGCCACAACCTACGAAGCTAAGACAGCTGACGGCACCACCACAGAAGTCTTCCGTGGCAACAAACGCAAGTTCCCTAAGCTGGCGGGTATTGTCGCTGAAGCTGCTAGTGTCACCATTTATGACCTGACTGAACCCGGTCGTCCTATGTGGATGCGGTTTGCTAGTGCTGGAAGCGTTGGCTCTAGTGTTCTGAATTGGCTCAGTGGCGTTCCCACTGTATCGTCTGTCGCTGCTTCAAACGGTCTAGTAACTCTTGGTGGCAATGGAAACATCGGTGCAATGCTGGTGAATTTTGCAAAAGACGACATTTTTTTGTACGCCACCTTGCAATATCTGATGACAAAGCCACGTATTGGCGACCGTCAAGCCACGGGTCACGGATACCGCGCTGGAAACGGTACGATCATTGCTAACAGTACTGTCAACGCCGTAGCAATGACCGTCCTCCCAGACGCACCAGTTGATCCTGTCACTGGATTGAAAGTGCCGACTATTGCTGTGGCTACGAACGGTGGCGTGAGTGTGATTAAGCACAACGGTACAGTGGTGAATAGTGGAAATACTGGCAGTTTTACATCATTGACCATTGATTCTTTAAACTATATTTGGTTTAACGCTGGAAATAGCGGCGGGTATTTAGCGCGATCCGTTGAAAGCGTTGGGAATGTTGGACCAGCATTTGGGCAATATTTCTTCAGAGCAGATCAGGGCACTCCTACAATAGGCTTTACAAAGGGTGCGCAATCAGCTAAAGCCGTATTTCCATTCACTGAAGGTGGTTCAGTTGGGCTAGTTGGAGCAATCAGACAAAACAGAAGCAACTTAGGTAAGAGCTTGTTTACCCGTATTGCACCGACATACAACACAGGCCACCTCGTAGGTGACATCCGCCGTGCATATCTGGCTGATGTGGATGTGGGGAGTGTGAGTGGGACTGAGTTGGTGGTGAAT